ACCGGATGGCCGCGCGATTTTTTTTAGTGGTCCCCCTTTGAATGGCCAATCAGATTTTATCCTGAACTCTTAATTATTTTGAAATTCTTAGGCGCTAAGTTGTTAAAGTTATATATATTGGACATTCATTAGTGGTCGACATACTTTAATTCAAAATGCCAAAGCGGGATGCCCCATGGCGTATAATGGCGGGGACCACTAAAGTGTCCCGCTCTTCCAATTATTCACCTCGTGGAGGTATTTCCAAGCGGGATGCTTGGGTTAACAGGCCCATGTACAGGAAGCCCAGGATTTATCGAACGTTGAGAGGCCCTGATGTTCCTAAAGGGTGTGAAGGCCCATGTAAGGTCCAGTCCTACGAGCAGCGTCATGACATTTCTCATCTTGGCAAGGTGATGTGTATCTCTGATATCACACGTGGTAATTGTATTACACACCGTGTCGGTAAGCGTTTCTGTGTTAAGTCCGTATACATTTTAGGGAAGATATGGATGGACGAAAATATTAAATTGAAAAACCACACGAACAGCGTCATCTTCTGGTTGGTAAGGGATCGGAGACCGTATGGGACACCTATGGATTTTGGCCAAGTGTTTAATATGTTTGATAATGAGCCTAGTACTGCTACTGTGAAGAACGATCTTCGTGATCGGTTTCAAGTCATGCATAGGTTTAATGCTAAGGTTACGGGTGGACAGTATGCTAGCAACGAGCAAGCTCTTGTGCGGCGTTTCTGGAAGGTCAACAATCATGTGGTCTACAACCATCAGGAAGCAGGGAAATATGAGAATCACACGGAGAACGCTTTGTTATTGTATATGGCATGTACACATGCTTCTAACCCACTGTATGCAACTTTGAAAATTCGGATCTATTTTTATGATTCGATTACAAATTAATAAAGTCTAAATTTTATTGAATGATTTTCAAGTACATAATTTACATAAGATTTGTCTGTTGCGAAACGAACAGCTCTGATTACATTATTAACGGAAATAACACCTAATTGGTTTAAATACAATAAGACTAAATACTTAAATCTACTTAAATATGTCATCCCAGAAGCTCTCAGGGATGTCGTCCAGACTTGGAAATTGAGAAAAGCCTTGTGGAGATCCAACGCTTTCCGCAGGTTGTGGTTGAAACGTATCTGTAGATGGTATATCCGTGTCGTTGTGTAGAGGGGGTCCTCTACGTTGATTATCTTGAAATAGAGGGGATTGGTAATCTCCCAAATAAAGACGCCATTCGCTGCTTGAGGCGCAGTGATGAGTTCCCCGGTGCGTGAATCCATTGTTGCGACAGTTGAGATGGATGTAAATGGAGCAGCCGCAGTTTAGGTCAATGCGTCTTCGGCGAATTACCTTCCGTTTGGCTGCTCTGTGTCGTGGTTTGATAGAGGGGGGAGTTGAGGAAGATGTATTTAGCATTATGCAGTGTCCACGTTTTTAAAGATATATTTTCATGTTTGTCTAGGAAGTCTTTATAACTAGCCCCCTCTCCTGGATTGCAGAGCACGATTGATGGGATTCCTCCTTTAATTTGAACTGGCTTCCCGTATTTGCAGTTGCTTTGCCAGTCACGTTGGGCCCCAATGAGCTCTTTCCAATGTTTTAGCTTTAGGTATTGCGGAGTGACATCATCAATGACGTTATAATGCACCTCATTTGAATAAACCCTAGAATTAAAATCTAGATGTCCACTCAGATAATTATGTGGGCCTAATGCACGAGCCCACATCGTCTTTCCTGTACGACTATCACCCTCAATTATAATACTAATAGGTCTCTCCGGCCGCGCAGCGGCACCCCTTCCGAAATATTCGTCAGCCCACTCTTGCATCTCGTCAGGAACATTAGTGAAGGAGGAAAGTTGAAACGGAGAAACCCATGGCTCTGGAGCCTTTGCAAATATTCTCTGGACATGTGTTCTTATTTTATCCAGATGTAGAACATAATCTCGAGGTTGCTCTTCTTTTAATATATTGAGTGCCGTGGTTGGATTATCTGCGTTGAGAACCTTGGCATAAGTGTCGTTTGCAGATTGGCAACCTCCTCTAGCTGATCTTCCATCGATCTGGAAAGTTCCAAAATCAATGAAGTCTCCGTCTTTCTCCATGTAGGTCTTGACGTCTGACGAGCTTTTAGCTCCCTGAATGTTTGGATGGAAATGTGCTGATCTGGTTGGGGATACCAAATCGAAGAATCGTTGATTGTGGCATTTGAATTTGCCTTCGAACTGTATAAGCACGTGGAGATGAGGTTCCCCATCTTCGTGAAGTTCTCTGGTTACGCGAATAAATTTCTTGTTGGTAGGTGTTTGAAGTGCCTGTAATTGTGAAAGAGCTTCGTCTTTAGTTAATGAACAATGAGGATATGTAAGGAAGAAATTTTTTGCATTTACTAAGAAACGCTTTGGAAGGGGCATTTTAGTAATATAAAGAGTTGCTCCCCGATTGAGCTCCTTCAAACTTGGCAAATGAATTGGGGAAAGGGTCTCAATATATAGTAGAGTCCATTATAGAATATATTTGCCACGTGGCGGCCATCCGTTATAATATT